ACCTCGCTCGCCACGCTCCCGCCCATCGAGGTCCCCAAAACCCGCGGCGGCAACCTGAAGATCGGTCCCGCAATTCAGATTCCTGTCCTGCGCCGCGGCGAGATCGGCTTTTTGCAACCGCCCGCACGCGAGCCCGGTGTTGCCTTCCAACTGATCGCGGCCATCGAGGCCCAGACCGACCGCTACTTCGGACGCCCGACCGAGAAGGTCCCGCCGGTCATCACCCAGATGCGCCAGCAGCGTTTGATCAACAACTGGCTGCATGGCTGGACCGAGGCATTCCGCCAGGTACTAGCCCTCACGCTGCAGTACATCGGCCCCGCCGAGATCCAGCGCATCACGGCCTCGGCCACCCCGCTCCCGCAGGACGTGCAGGACTTCGACGTGATGCTCAAGTTTGATGTCAGGGAAATGAGTACCGACCTCGTAACCGAGAAGCTCAAGGCCATCAGCACCCTCGTTCTGCCCCTCGACACCGCCGGCGTCATCGACCGCGCCAAGCTCATCAGTGTCGCCCTCCGGGCCATCGACCCCAACCTCGCGAGCGAGCTGGTCATGCAGCAGGGACCGGCCGCGCAGAAGATGTTCAACGAGACCAACGACGAGATCGCGCTCATGTCGCTCGGTAATCCTCCCCAACTCCGGGAGAACGACCCCACCGCACCCATGCGCCTGCAATTCAGCCAACAGGTCCTGCAATCCAACCCGAAATATCAGGCCCAGCTCCAGCAGGATCCGCTCTTTCAAGCCAACCTGCAGAAGTACATTGAGAACCTGCAGTTCAGCGTCCAACAGCAGCAGAACGCCATCACCGGCCGCCTCGGAGTCCAATGAAACTGACCGACGAACAACTCTCGGAGGCCCTCTCCGTGTCCGAGGAGCACCCGGTGCTCAAGGCCATGGGCCAACTCATCGACGACACGCTGCGGGATGAGGTGCACAACGCCATCATCCCATCACTTTCTGCGGAGGACCGCGCCTATAACTCAGGACGCGCCGCCGCAATCAAGGATCTCATCGCACAAATCAGTGCGTTAAGAAACGGGAGGGAGTTGACTTCCGGTCAATTCTAGGCTCTCACTCACACAACGGCTTCTTGGTTGGCCTTAAACAACCCTGGCGCAGCATACCCGGCTTGCAGGGTCTAAAAGCATGGACATCCCGACGAATACACAGGAAGCGAAACCTGCCCAAAACACGGCACAGCCCCCAATCAACCCGATGCAGTTCGACGAATCGGCGTTGGCCAAGCTACTGAAGTCACGCTTCAGCGGGGAGGAAGACAAGGCGTTAGCTGTCGAGCGACAAGCGCCGGAGCCGGAAGCCGCTATTGCGGACGATCAGGCCGAGGATGCGGAGCCGACCGCAGAACAAACGGACGATCAGGCCGAGTCGCCTGATCAGGAGGTTCTTTCCGAGACCGAAGAGAACAGCGACGAGGAATCGCTGGGTTACCGCAAGCGGATCGACAAGCTCACGCGCCAGAAGAAAGAGGCGCTGGAGAAGGCCGAGGCACTCGAGCGGGAGCTCAACGATGCCAAGACCAAGCTGGAGCAGAGTATTGATAGGCCGACCGCGGTGCAGTCCGCCGCAGACCCGTTTGCCGACGTCTGGGACGCGTCCAAGCTCAACGATGAGTGGAGCAAGGCCCGGAATCTGAAACGGTGGTGCGAGGACAACATCGACGGCTGCGAAGTAGAGGGCAAGGAGTACAGTTCGGACGAGGTGAAACAGATTAAGCGGCGTGTAGAAGACGCCATTGATCTGCACATCCCAAACCGCGCTCGCTTCCTGCAGAACTATCAGCAGATCAAGCCAATCGCAGAACAACTCTACCCATGGTGGAAGGACCGTTCGGCTACCGAGTACACCGAGGCGCAGGCCGTCCTGCGGCAACTGCCGCAGATTGCCTCACTGCCGGAGTACCAGGTGCTGGTCGGTGACTTCATTGCCGGGCGCAAGCTGCGCCTAGAGAAGGAGTCCGCCAAGGGCAAGCCATCTGCCACCCGCCCACTAGTCAAGGCACCCAACCAGCCCGGTCGACCGACCGCAATCCCTGCAAAGAAGGATGCGGCCAAGGTCGGCCTGGACAACGCCAAGTCGCGATTCACCAAGTCCGGGACGACCACCGAATTAGCCCAAGTACTCAAAAGGATGCTCTAAATCATGCCCCTGCTCCAAGAAAACCAATCCGGTACAGTACCGCTCGCTTCAACGTCCGCGATCCGTGAGGATTTGGCGGACTACATCGCCATTGTCGACGCCAAGTCGACCCCGTTTGTGTCCATGGCCCCCAAGGGCAAGGACCTCGGTAATATGCAGTTCTCGTGGCAGGTCGACAACTACGCTGCCCCGATCATGGGTGGCGTTGTCGACGGCGCCGACGTGACCGTGTCCGGCGCCGGCAACCCGGTGCAGAACCGGACCCGCCTGAACAACTACGGACAGGTGTTCCGCAATGACCTGCGCATCGGTTTCATCGCTGAGACGCAGAACGTGGCCGGCGTGAGCGATGAGCTCGCAAACGGCATTGCCAAACGCCTCGTTGAGCTCAAGCGCTCCATGGAGGCGACCTTCATGTGCACCAACCAGGCTGCGCAGACCGAGGTCAGCACCTCCAACCCGTACCAGACCGGCTCCTTGGGCAACTGGTTGACCGCCGACAACGCCGCAAACATCGGCGCTGTCGCCAACGGTTCGCTTTTCAAGCCGGCCTCCGGCGCTGTGAGTAGCATTACGTCCGCCAATTTCACCGAGGCCACCGCCCAGAACGTGCTGACTGCCGTCTACGGCGTCACCGGCACCTTCCGGGACTACGATTGCATCCTGGGCACCACGCTCAAGCGTGCGTTCACCAACCTGACCGCTGGCGCTGGTACGCTTAATGCCGTCACAAACAGCGTTACCCAAACCTCTGTCCGCACCTTCAATCAGGAGCTGTCGAACGACACGTTTAAGTCCTCAATCGATATTTTTGAAGGGGATTTCGGACGGTTAATTTTACATCCGTCCACTTTTATTGGTGGTAAAAACGGTACTGAATTGGACGCTCTTGCCTACAAGGGCTACGTCATCCCGATGGACATGGTCGAGGTCCGCTACGCCAAGCTCCCGCAGGTCAAGACCTTGCCCGACGCCGGCGGCGGCCCTGCCCGTTTGATTGAGGCCATTGCCGGTCTCGTGGTGAAGAACCCGAGCGGCTTTGGTATGTTCAACGGCGCCAGCTAATAAAAAAACCAACAGGGGAGGTCCATCACGGGCCTCCCCTCCTTACTTTTCTCATGGCCCAGAATTCCGCAGCATCCGTCATCGCAAACGCTCTCGACGACCTGCCCGGCGAACTGCGCCGCGCCGTCATCAAAGAGTTCCAAACCGGCATCCAGAAGGACTGGGTCAAGGCCGGCATTGATCAGAAGCGCATCGCCAAGGACTCGGATCGCGATATCCGATCCGTTGACGGCATCGGGCGCCTGCGGATGCGTATCGACCCCACCCTCTACCATGCCTGGGGGAACAGGCTTGGGTACGATTGCTGGAAGGATTCTCAGTTTCTCAAGGAAGTAGAGCGGGATAACCCCGAGGTGCGAGTGCGCTGCGGGGCTACACGCTTGCAGGTTGGATGGACCGGTGGCACAAAACGCAGTAGTCAGAAGTTCACCCTATGAATGTCGGATCAAACCGCCAGTTGGCCGGCGAATACGGTGGCCGATATATCACCGCATCAAATGGAACCGTGACTGGCAACTGGATGGAAATCCACGCTGTCTCGGCGACCATTCTCGGATCCTGCACGTCCAACATCACCGACCTCGGTGGCGGCGTGACCATCCAGGCCGGCGACAGCATCAACGGCGTGTTCACCTCCATCTCAATCTCAAGCGGCTCGCTGGTCCTATACAACCGCAAGTACGCCTGATATGCGACTCGGACTCGGCCTAGGACTCGGCATCGATCAATTCATCAGCGGAGCTGGTGGAGGCGCCGACCTGCCGATCATGCGCCGGGACCTTCTGCGCGAGGACGAAGGATTCATCCTCCTGGAGGACGGCGTTTCCAAGATCGTCATCACTTTCGGCACCTTCGACTCTTTAGACTTGGAGAACGGGGACTTCCTGCTCCAAGAGGACAACGGAAAACTCATTATCCAAGCCAATTAACAGTTTATGCCCGATACGAAAATTACAGCGCTCGCCGCCATAACCACGGTCGCTCCAGCTAACGACCTGTTCGCGATTGTCGATGTCAGCGACAACTCAATGGCCGCGTCCGGAACAACCAAGAACATCACCACCAACCAGATCCTCGGAGCAGGCGGCACCGCCACCCTCGCCAGCGCCACCATCACCGGCGATCTGACGGTGCGGACGACTGGTCTTACTACGACCACTACTGGTGTCGGTATTGGGACGGCGAGTCCAATTCTTCCGCTTGATGTTCGTGGAACCGCCGGTGCTGGTGCGTTGTTTCTTAGGACCACTGATCCTACTGCTCCAGTTGCTTCAGCTTACATTCAAACTCCTGTTTCAACCGGATTCTCTTCGACTGTTCCAATGTACGGTTTCTGGTATCAGAACTGTGGAATGGGAAACCCTGCGTCTGAGAATTTGAGCTGGATTATCAACAGCTCCGAAGCCATGCGCCTGAACTCAACGGGGCTGGGCGTGGGGGTTACGCCGAGTGAAAAATTGGACATCAATGGCAATGCTCGCGTTCAATTAGCGTATTTCACCGGTGGGACTATTCCCGGTCTTGCAAACTCAAACCCTTGGGCATACCGAATTCCCGGTGGTGGTCTTGGACTTGGTGCGGCAACTGAAACTGGCACAACCAGCCCGATCATTATGTACACAGGTCAAGGCGGCGTTGAGCGGGTTCGAGTCAAAGGGGCTGGACAAGTTCGTTTCTTTCCTCTCGCTGCCGATCCTGCCGGTGCTGAAGCGGGTGATGTGTATTACAACAGCACAAGCAACAAGCTGAAGTGCTACAACGGAACCACTTGGAACGACCTCTTCTAATCACACCATGAACATCTCTTGGATCATCGAACGCCTGTTGGTCAAACCGACCGAAGGCAGTCTCACCGATGTCGTCATCACCGCCGACTGGCGATGCAACGGCTCGCAGGAATCGTTCAGCGGCACTTGCTACGGCTCCTGCTCGTTCGCTCCGCCGTCTGGTGAGTTCACGCCGTTTCCTGATCTGACGCAGGAACAGGTCTTGAACTGGTGCTTCAGCAACGGCGTCGATCAGACCGCCATCGAAGCGAACGTCACCGCGCAGATCGAGAACCAGATCAACCCGCCGGTCATCGCTCCGCCGCTGCCGTGGTTGCCTCCGGTTGAAATCGTTCCTCCGATGTTGCCGCAGGTGGAGCCGGTTTTGGTTGCGGAGCAGCCCGTCGTTTCCGACACTGCCGCCTGATATGGAAATCACCATCACACTGACTCAGGAGCAGACCAACAGCCTGCTCCAGCTCATCGACATCGCCATCAAGGCCGGTGGCTACCAGAACGCCAAGGTCGGTGTTCCTTTGGCCGACATCATCATCGCAGCAGCCCAAGCCAAGCCCGAGTAAAACAATGGACGCGACCAACCACGCAGGAACCAACGGCCCGATCATCTCACTTGCAGCCGCTGCCGGTGCTACCGCGGCATCGTTCATCCCGGTGCTGACCGATTGGGTCCGACTGGCTACTGCTGTGGTTGGTCTGATCTGTGCGCTCTACGGCGCCTACAAGCTCTTCTTCAAGAAATGAAAAACACCAAGACAACTCTCGCCGGTATCGGAGCCATCCTCGTCGCAGTCGGTGGGGCCTTGAAAGCCATCTTCGACGGTGATCCGACCACCTCGGTAGACCCGGCTGCTACCATTGCCGCCATCTCTGCCGGCATCGGCTTGATCATGGCTAAGGACGCCACCGAGAAGCTCGAGATCAAGAAGTCCGAGTGAACTGGATCTATCAGATCCTGAAGGCTCTGCTGGACTGGATCCGTCAAACACCACCACCCGATGTCGACCACGGCAAAGCACCGAAGAAGCTCAAGGCTGATCTGGATGCTCGCATTGCCGATCTTCCCGGCCTGCCAGACAACGGTGGTAATGGTCCCAAACGGTGACCCGGTGATGCTGGCAGCGCCTACGAAGGCCAGCGTCTATTCCTTCGACAAGAACAAGAAGCTGGTCGGGCCTGCGACGGTGGTAATTCCTGCAGGTTGGTACGCACTCCCCAAGAGCAAATGATCAACTACAAGGGCAACAAGTTCTCCGGCTACAACAAGCCCAAGCGCACGCCGGGTGAGTCGAAGAAGTTCGCTGTCCTCGCCAAGGAAGGCGACAAGGTCGCTCTCGTGCGCTTCGGCGACCCAGACATGACGATCAAGAAGCATATCCCGGAGCGGCGTGCATCCTTCCGCGCCCGTCATGGTTGTGACGAGCCCGGCACAAAACTCTCCGCAAAGTATTGGGCGTGTAAATCCTGGTAGCCAATGAGAACCGTCACCTACGACTACGTGCTGCAACGCGCCTGTGAGCTTACTGGGCGCGTTTTCTCAACGCTGACGACCGAGGAGTCCAACTTCTTCCGCACGTTCATCTCCATGTCACTGCGGAGCGCCTGGGAGTGCTTCGACTGGCCCGAGCAGACCGTGTATCAGCAGGAGTTTTTCGCTCCGAACTACAGCGATGCAATCACGTATTCGCAGGGAACCGTGGTGTACTACCCGGTAGAGCAGAAGTACTACCAGTACGTCGGTGCATCCAGCTCCGGCAATGCGCCTACGATCAGTGGACCCAATGGAACGCTGAACTCTCAATACTGGGGGCTGGCGCAGTCATCCTATTCCGGAAACGCAAGCTGGAGCTCAACGACCACGTACACCGTCGGCACCATCGTCCTCTATCCGGCGACCCAAGAGTACTACCAACTCTACGGCACCGCCTCGGCAGGCACTCTTCCGACCAACACATCCTACTGGGGAATCCTGAACAAGTTCCTGCGCAATATCTCGCAAACAACCAATCCCGACGGCACCACAAGGGCCGTACCCATTGGCGAAACCTTCTCAGTGTGGCCCATTGATCCGCGGGTAACCTGGCGCCAGCAGGAGGCACCGTACACCTTCACAGACGACGGTATTTTGATCACAGCCGAGCTGCCCTACGTCTGGATTGAGTTCCGAAAGACACCGCCGCTCCTGTCCAGTGCCGCAGAGGCCACCGCCTACGCCTTCCCCTACCGGTTCTGCGAGATCTGCTCCCTCAAGGCGGCCGGTCAGATGCTGCGGGTCGACGGCAAGATCGACCTAGGCAACCAGTTCCTCGAGCTAGGAGAGACTGAACTCAC